GAGGGATTTAGAAAAGGTAAAACATTACACTCTGAAGAAAAATATACATTAGAAGATTGTAAAGCTAAACATGGATTAATAACCGATAAAGTATGGTTCGAATCTTTTGAAGGATTAGATACCATAACTGAAAACTACATTCGTAACATGAGGGCGAATGGAGAAACACTAAATAAAAATCCTCGTATAATAATGTCAACCATACACGGAGCGAAAGGAGGAGAAGCCGATAAAGTATTACTGATGCAAGACTTAACCAATGCAGCTCTTGAAACATTTAGTCACGACCCAGATGAATTACATAGATTATTTTATACTGGGGCGACGAGAGCGAAGCGTGAATTACATGTCTTAGATCCGAAGAACTTTGATCGTGCTTATATATTATGACACACAAAGATATGTTTAAAGGAACAACTTATAATTCTTTAGAGGAACAGGTCGGTGGAAAACACTATCGAAATATGAAGATTCAACCTGCAGAGTTTATAAACGAAAACAAGTTGCTTTTTGCAGAAGGGAACGCTATAAAATATATTTGTAGACATTCAGTGAAGGGAAAAGAAGAAGACGTGAGAAAAGCAATACACTATTTAGAAATGATATTGGAAAGGGATTACTCGTGAGAAGCACACAAATTCCTTTGTTCACACCAGAAACCGAATGGGTTATGCCCGAAGAACTAAAAGATCTTAAAGGCTACAAAGAAATAGCAATTGACCTAGAAACAAATGATCCAAAACTTATAGAGTTAGGATCTGGTAATGTTACTGGTAATGGACACATAGCTGGAATTGCAATAGCAGTTGAGGGTTGGGCAGGATATTTTCCTATCTATCATGAATCTGGTGGTAACTTAGATAAGAAATTAGTTTATTCTTGGTTACAAGAAATTTTTAATCAAACAGATACTACATTTATATTTCATAATGCTATGTATGATGTGTGTTGGTTAAGAACAGAAGGTCTTATTGTTAAAGGAAAAATTGTAGACACCATGATAGCAGCGTCTTTGATTGATGAGAACAGATTGTCTTATCAATTAAATACGTTGTCTAGACATTATATTGGTATGGGTAAAGATGAAAATATTTTAAATGCAGCTGCAAAAGAATATGGATTAGATCCAAAGAAAGATATGTGGAGATTACCTGCTTTGTTTGTAGGTCAATATGCAGAACGAGACGCAGAGGCAACACTTAAACTTTGGAAAAAATTAGAAACAGAACTGTATAAAGAAGAATTATGGGATGTATTTAATTTAGAAACAAAACTATTTCCTTGTTTAGTTGATATGAGATTCAAAGGTGTAAGAGTTGACCTTGAAAAAGCTGATAAAATTAAAAAAAATCTTATGCAACGAGAGGCTAAAATTGTTAGTAAAATCAAGGATTTAACAGGAGTTAATGTAGAAATACACGCAGCTAGATCTATCGCAAAAGCTTTTGATAAATTAAAATTGCCATATGATCGAACAGAAAAAAGTAATGAACCTAGTTTTACAAAAAACTTTTTACAAAATCATCCACATGAATTACCAAAACTAATTGCAGACGCAAGAGAAATAAACAAAGCACACACAACATTTATTGATTCTATAACTAAACACGCAGTTGATGGTCGAATACATGCAGATATAAATCAAATTAGATCAGACAATGGTGGAACTGTAACAGGAAGATTTAGTATGTCTAATCCAAACCTACAACAAATTCCTGCAAGACATCCAGAACTTGGACCTTTGATTAGATCTATATTTATTCCAGAAAAAAAACATACTTGGGGATCATTTGACTACTCACAACAAGAACCTAGAATATTAGTTCATTATGCAAAGTTACAAAATTTAGAAGGTGTTGATGAAATTGTGGACGCATACAAAATTGGTGACGCAGACTTTCACCAGGTTGTTGCAGATATGGCAGGCATAGAACGTAAGCAAGCTAAAACAATTAATTTAGGTTTAATGTATGGTATGGGTAAGAATAAACTTATGGCAGAACTAGGTTTAATGAAAGATTCTGCAGAAAAACTAATTAAACAATATCATAGTAAAGCACCTTTCGTTAAACAACTTATGGAAAATGTTTCTCGTAAAGCAAATGATAGAGGAAAAATAAGAACTTTATTAGGTCGTGCGTGTCATTTTGATCTTTGGCAGCCTGTTCAATTTGGTGTATTTAAACCATTACCGTTAGAGCAAGCAAGAAAAGAATATGATGAACCTTTAAAGCGTGCTTTTACGTATAAAGCTTTGAACAAATTAATACAAGGATCTGCAGCTGATATGACTAAAAAAAGTATGGTAGCACTCTATGAAAATGGTATAATACCTCACATACAAATTCACGATGAAGTGGATATATCTGTTGAATCACCAACTAAAGCAGAAGAAATTATAGAAATAATGGAAGCTGCAGTTGAACTACAGGTACCAAATAAAGTGGATTTTGAACAAGGAGATAATTGGGGCGATATTAAATAATGGCATTATTAAACGCAGATATCCCACCCATTTATTGTAAAGTACGGAAGGAGTATCTTTATGACTTTAAAAAACATCATGGAGAAAGTGAAGAATGTGTTGTCTTCGGTCTCACATCTATGGCAGGGGCAGCAACATTATTTCACATCATGTTACCGAATGGTGCGGTCTTTTTTAGATTGCCTATCTCAGCGTTTTTCCAAAAACATCTTGATAGAAAACAAGTGCCTGATATGTCAGTCGACACGCTTCAATTGTGGAATAGTTTCAGCTATTATCCTAGCGTGCATATGTTTAACTATCTAACATCACAACGCGGTAAATACTTCGGAAAAGATAAGAAATTATATTATGGTGAATATTTGTTCACCATTGATTGGTGTCATCCTGAAAGCAACATTTTGGACACTGAACATAGTGAGATCCCTCATGAGCATAAGTGTGGACATGTTATGGCTCTTGATAATGGTAATTATTCAATTCAACCTAATAATCGCATTCTTTGGAATATTAGTAATTTTACCACAAGAGACGACATACCAGATTATAAGGTCCAAACTACAGAATGGAATGTCGAGAATAAAGGCTGGATTACAGAGGATACTGACAAAATGTTCTATAAAATAGAAGACAAATAGTGTAAACTACTTGGCTATGACAATAGAGGTAGCCAGGAATGAATTATTATTTTACAGGTATTCTAATCATATTACTTGTGCTAATGGCTTTCTTTATGGAACCAGGATACATGCCTAGATGAGTAAACAACCATTAACAATATCTGAATCGGCTGCCGTGCAGATGCCAATGAAAACGGTTGCTAGTCTGATAATTATCGTGGCACTCGGCACCATGGGTTATTTTCAGATTATAGAACGTCTAAATATTGCGGACACTAAACTAGAGCTGATGAACTCTGACGTAGAACAGAACACAGAGTTTAGAATTAAATGGCCACGTGGACAGATGGGTTCATTGCCCGCGGATTCTGAGCAATACATGATGCTGGAGGATATTTATAAGACTTTAGATCGTATAACAAAACATATCGACGACATGGCTTTAAATAAGGTAAACATTCAGTTTTTAACAAAACAGATGGACAAGGTTTTGAATGATATTGAAAAATTAAAAGATGCAAATAGGGATATTAAATACAATGGCAACGGGACGAATCACTAAAAAAGTTTTAGATTATATAGCTGAAATAAATAGAACAGCTAAACAAATGAATTATGTAAAAGATCTAAAAAAATCTGTAGAACACGGTAAGAATGGTACACAGAAATATGTAATCAAAGAAGGTGAAAATAAGGGTAAAGTAGTATGATTGAAAGTGTAATAGCTTTACTTATGTTTGTTAACGGAGAAATTAAAGAACATCGTATTCAAGACAACATGGCTGCATGTCTTCGTGGTAAACGTCATGCAGAGCGTGAATATTCTGAATCTGTATCCTATAAATGCTACAAGGGTAAAGCAGAAACAGAAATTTACATGGGAGAAAAGTCTATTAAGGCTTTGATATTAGAATGAAAATAGAAGCAGAAATAGTAACAGGAAAATGTCCGAGCTGTGATGAGATCACGATGATGGTTGGACTGACAAAAGAATATTATAGATGCATGACATGTGGTCATGATCTACAACAACATGTTAATGGTAAGATAGTTTACCTGCCAGCGATAAATGTGCCACCGGATGCTAAACCATTTGTAAGAGAATGGAGGACCGATGGCGAAGAAATTTAAGGATCACGTAGCACACGAACCTGTACATCACAAGACATCTATTGGGCGTAATCCTAGTTTACAAAAAATGAACAAATCCCGTAGGCGTAGTTTCAAAAAATATCGTGGCCAAGGCAAGTAATGTTACGATTTTACTTATGGGTAATGGGTTGGTCTGGTGCTATAAACTCATGGGCTTGGAAAAAACAAGCCAAGATAATAAAAGATAGGCAAAGATTACAGATGGAAAAGATAATAAGAAATCAAAATAATTATAAATATTTAGAAGAATTAAAGAGAGTTATATGGAAGTAGCTTTAATATTATATATGTGTTCTGCAATACAGAATACCTGTCTTGATCCATACATATGGCCTGACAGATTCTATGATAAATATGGTTGCATGGTGCATGGCTACGAGGAAAGTGGAAAAAAAATAACAGAAATAGGGCGAAAAGAAGTAAACAAACATGACATATATATTAAATTTGAGTGTCATGAATACAAAATAATATTACCACAAGCAAAACCTAAAGTTACAACCTAGAATTGTTCTAAACTTTTAGCGTTCTTTAAATGTTCTATGAGGTTAGTGTTCGTGCGTTCCAAGAAAGGAACGCACAAACAAAAGGTGTGAGAAGAGAACAATATTTTATATTAAAAAAATATTACTTGCAACTATTGTTTTGTTGTTGTAAATTCCCATATAAATGGACACGAAAATAATTAGAAAGGACAAATAACATGGCAGATCCAAACAAATTTAAATCTGTTTCTGTGCCTATAGATACTTATCGCAAGTTAGAATTTTTAGCGAATGGTAAGTTTTTAGATGCAAAGTTAACAATTAGTAAAACAATAGAAGCTTTAGCGACAAGAGCTGCAAAGAAGACAGGATATAAAAATGGAAAAGCAAACACATAATATCATATGTCAAGATTGTAAAGGCAACGGCTACAGAAGAATTCTTATTGAAGAAGGTAGAGAAGAGGTTATAACTGATTGTGAGACTTGTGATAACCAAGGTGAATTTAAGGTAGGTGATGAGAAACTTTATAGCTAAATTCATGAACAAGTTCAACAAGCCGAAGAGAATAGAAAGTAAGAAAGAAAAAAGAAAAAGAAAGAGAGTGAAAAAAGTTTCTGGTTATTATTTTGATTATGATGGCAAGGAACGAATATTATATGACAGAGAAACTTAAAGTATTAGATCTTTTTAGTGGACTAGGAGGATTTAGTTTGGGTTTAGAAAGAACAGGGCATTTTGAAACTGTAGCTTTCTGCGATAATGATAAGTATAGTAAATTAATAATTGATAAACATTGGAAAGGTAAAAAGGTATACGAAGATGTCAGAGAAATCACAAAAGAAAAACTCATTGCAGACGGAATTGAACTTCCCGATGTCATCACAGGAGGATTCCCGTGTCAACCGTTCTCGGTCGCAGGCAAACAAAAAGGAACGAGTGACGACCGACATCTCTGGCCAGAGATGTTTCGCATTATCAAGGCACTCAAACCGAGGATCGTGGTTGGCGAGAACGTGCGAGGAATTGTTAACATCCAAGACGGCATGGTCTTCGAAACTGTGTGCACTAACTTGGAAGATGAAGGATACGAAGTCCAAGCGTTCAATATTCCAGCTGCAGGTGTCGGCGCTCCCCACCGAAGAGAAAGAATTTGGATCATCGCAACTTTGGGCGACCCCAAATACGATGGACCACTTACCAACGAGATCGGAAGAAGGAACGAAGAAGCTTATGGAGGGACAGAGAAAAGGCAGAACAACTCCTTCGAATTTGAGAGAACAAGTAGACGAGAAGACAATGAAAATTTATCAATCAATGTGGCCAACGCCAACGACGAAGGGCTTCGGACACGCATCGGAGGGTCAGACGATGATCATGCGAAAGAAAGTCGAAGCAGGGGAACTGACGGAGGAAGAA